AAAGGATAATGACGAGATCCACGTAAACGCATGGGTCTGTAATGGTCAGATCCTACGTTTGGTTATGAACCCATTCACACCTACACGCATTCCATACTCAGCGGTACCATACGAACTAAATCCATATGGTTTCTTCGGCATTGGTGTAGCTGAGAACATGGAAGACACGCAGTTGCTGATGAACGGGTTTATGCGCATGGCTGTCGATAACGCAGCATTGTCTGGTAACCTTCTTGTAGAGGTGGACGAGACTAACTTGGTCCCCGGACAAGACATGGCGATATATCCGGGCAAGGTCTTCCGCCGGCAAAGCGGGGCACCCGGACAGGCCATCTTCGGCACCAAGTTCCCCAACGTATCACAAGAACTGATTATGATGTTCGACAAGGCCCGTCAGTTGGCTGATGAATCGACTGGTATGCCTTCGTTCGCACACGGCTCTACAGGAGTTATGGGTGTAGGCCGCACAGCGTCTGGTATGTCCATGCTGATGGGTGCAGCCGCACAAGGTATTAAGTCAGTTGTTAAGAACATCGATGACTATCTACTGGCACCACTGGGCCGTGCTTTGTTCGCATTCAACATGCAGTTCAATTACGACGAGAAGTACCAAGGCGACCTCGATGTGGTGGCTCGTGGTACTGAAAGCCTAATGCGTAACGAGATCCGCTCACAGCGTCTGATCCAGTTTATGCAGCTATCCAGCAATCCAGCTATGGCACCGTTTATTAAGTTTGACTACGTGCTTCGTGAGATTGCAGCGTCTATGGACTTAGACGAAGACTACATCATGAACGATCCTCGTGAGGCGATGATCCAAGCCAAGCTGATGGCAGACATGGCAGCACTAATGCCAGACACTGGCGCAGCTCCACAACAGGCACCAGCACAAGATCCAACAGGTACAGGCGGCGGCACAGTCGCACCGGGTAATGCACCAGAGCCGGGAGCTGAAGGCTTCACAGGCGGCGGTGGGGGCGCAAATGGTGGCAATCCGCCACCTCAGCAACCACAAGGTAATCCTGTTCAATGATGGATAAGAAGTTCTATCGCAGACTTCTCATTGCCGTAAACGATCCCAATTTCATGCCTTTGATTTTGGAGTATGTGGACGAGCGTATTGAAGTTCTGCGTGGTCAGCTCGAAACCTCGAAGGACTTAGATCGAGTGCGTGAGATCCAAGGATCAATACACGAGCTGCGCAGGTTTAAGACCCTCCGAGACGAAGTAATTAAAGGGGCGGAATAGTATGTCATCCATTGACGAACTCTTAGCGTACAAGAAGACATTTGATGATCGGGGTATGCCTTTTACCCCCGAGGATGCAGCGGCGGCTGGGTTCGAAGATGACATTATAAACGGCGCATTATTCCCTACACCTGAAGGTCAAGAATACCTGATGAGTGAGCGGATGACCGTGAACGGCAAACCTGCCTTCGAAGGTGATAACGGTGAGTTTTACTCTGAGGTAACCAAGGTTGTACCTATGGGCGAAGGCTTCATGGCGATGCCTACAATTAACCCAGAGACAGGCGAAGAATACGAAGCAGGGTATTTAGCTGACTGGTATAAGAACAACGGCAACGTAGATCCATACTCAGGCGAAAAGCTACCTGTATTTGGCTCCGAGGAAGAAGCTAACAACTACGCTCAGTATCGTAGTGACAACCAATTTAACCCACAGCTACTAGACGACAAATTCTGGTCTGCAGAAAGCGGACTACCATTTCCGAATGAAGAAGGCGCAGAGCTAAGTGCGGACCCCCAGACTTGGCGTGACAACACCAGAAACGATTTTGCGGATTACCTAGAGGGAACTCTGGGTATGGACCCTTACGTGGCGCAAAAAACAGCAAGAAGGATTGTTGGTAATGAAGATGCTGGTATTACTGACGGTGGCACTGGGCTTAGTGATTTTACCCCTATTGGTCTTGCTTTCAGCGCCCAAGAAGCCTACCGAGGATTTAAGAAAGCACAGTTCAACGATGACAAACTCGGAATGGGACTTGCGGTGGGCGAAGGTGCCCTCGCAGTCGCAGAAGCAGTCCCGGGAGGAATCGTAGCATCGAAGGCTATTCGTGCAGGTGCTAATTCACTATTCGATCTAGCCAAGCGCATTGAGTTTGATCCCGACACACTGGGCGTGAACTTAGGCAATGTTAAGCTGAAAGACGTAGACGCTGACGCACTGGAAGAAGTGCCGATCACACCAGACTCAGCCACAACACTCCTAGACGAGGCGCTAAATGAAGTAGTGCCCGGCCAGCCGCCGAAGAAGACAATCACTGCGTACCGTATATACGACGTTGTGCCCGGCACTGGCGTGAAGTCTAAATCAGGTGATGTTCCTACAGTAGGGCGTCCTTTGTTCGTTAATAAAAACGATCACTTTGAAGAGGGTCAGTGGTACGACGCTAAGTTTGGCGAAGTAGATCCTAAGACAGGCAAGGTAAAAGCATCACTTACAGGTGGTGTAGCACCACGACCCGGCTTCCATTCTGCAGAAGTACCTATGTCCACCCACCTTGGTGGCATGGCTATAAAAGGTAAGAAGGTTGTTAATTACCGTAAGGCCACAGAAGTCTGGGCACGAGTTGAGTTGCCTGACGATGTACCGTGGCAGGAAGAAGCCAACCGTAGGATGACTACATTGGCGGATGGAGTCACGCCAGACTTATCTACTGCTGAGATCACAGACCAGCTACCTGTTGGCGGTAACTACAAGTACAAAACAAACCCAAACATGACTGGGTCTTGGATTATCTCTGGTTCTGTTAAGGTAGACAAATTCCTGTCGCCTGACGAAGCCAAGGCTATTGCTCGTGAGATGGGTGTTGATGATCTCCCATCACTGCCAGAGCTTATTGACCGTGATGGTCTGTCTATGGACGATTTAACAAAGTCTGCACAAGCAGAGCTAAAGCGTTTTTACCCAGAGAAGTATGATGAGTTGGTCAACGGTGTGAAGGCAGCACCAGAGACAAACCAAGACGCAGGGCCAGCACAGGCTGTACTAGATATTCGTGCAGCACAAATGGAGCTGAAGGTTAAAGATCGTATTCAGCCTAGCGGTGAAAACCCACTGTTTGATCTTACACCAGAAAGCTATGAGAAGACATTACCGCCACAGAGCGAGACATATGTCCCACGTCAGCCCACAGGCACAAACAAGCCACTACCTAAGAATGATCGTGGTAGGGCAGTTAATCAGGCAGTTGAGAAGATATCTGATCGCCTAGCGGATCGCATGAAGCCTTGGCTAGGTACTGAAGCACAGTACTTCTACCATACAGGGCCGATTGTAGACAAAGCCTTGGAGATGGGCTTCTCGAAAGAAGAGATATACGAGTGGATGAAAGAGTTTGCAGATGCGTATGCGGCTACCAGCCCACGTACTGAAACTGCACAGAACATCCGTAACGCCACATTAGTTATGACTAAGCGTCATCTAGGCATCGAGCTAGATGATATGATCGGGCCGGGTGGTGACGGTATCAACGAAAAAGGCTACCCCATGATGATTGGGGAAAGCGGCATCCATCGCCAGCTTACTGAGGCTACACAGAGCGGTGGCATCAACCCAAACACTAACCCAAAGCCAGCTACGTTCGCTGAGAACGTCTACGGCAACCTAGATGGGGTTACGGTTGATACACACGCCATTCGTGGTGCACTGGATGCGATGAACGAGATCGATCCCGGCAGTATTCCAATCGAATACATCAAGCCTAAGTTCCGCAAACAATACCAAGCAGACCCATTGTCATTAAATCCTGCAACAATGATTGATGACACTATGGGTTCACAGATGATCGAAGGCACGAAGATGCAGACAGAGTATGCTGTGTTCTCCGACATCTACCGTAGGACAGCCGAGAAGCTAGGTGTATCGCCAGCCGAGGCTCAGTCTATGGGTTGGTTTGGGTCTGGCGACAGCACAGGCCTAGCATCAGAGTTGAAGTCAGTTGCACGACTATTAGACGAGCGCATCGACGTTACAGCTCAAGGGTTGAACAAACCCAAAGAGGAAGTGTTCCGTATGCTCCTCAACAAAGAGATCCCACTTCTCCAGATCTTTGCTACGGCAGGGGGCGCTGGGGCGATTGCAGCCAGTGGTGGTCCAGAAGAACTCGCACGAGGCGGCTTCCTAGATAAGTCTGAGAGCGAGAAAGGTATCCTGTCTAAAGAAGGCATGGAGATGGCTGATGAAGCGTTCCGACTAGACCGAGCGGCAGCCGACTTAGACGGTGATGGCAAATTATCAGAATACGAAATAGCGAGAGGCGAAGCCGTGCAGAAAGCGATTAAAGACGACAAAGCAATGAAAGCGTATCACGGCGGTATGCCCTGTGGATGCGAAGGTGAATGTGACGGATCTTGTGGTGGCGAAGGCATGATGCCCGGCTCCTACTACGACACAGATGAGGAAACAGGCAATCCTGTACCAGTAGGATCGTTTGCAGACGAAGTCACCGACGACATTCCTGCGTTACTATCTGAAGGTGAATACGTCTTACCCGCTGATGTTGTTCGATGGCACGGCCTTAAACACATCCAAGACATGATGATGGAAGCGAAAGCTGGCCTCATGTCGATGGATATGATGGGGCAGTTACATGAGACAGAAGAACCCAGTGGCGAAGATATTGAGGACGCCGAGGTATCGGCAGAGGAAGGTTATGCCGAAGAAGGGCAAGGGGAGTTACAAGAGGAATATGAAACACCGGAAGGCAACGACGTAGAAGTCGCCTCGGTGGATACGGAAGAAGAAGTCCTAGACGAAGACGAAGATGAAGAAGCTACAGTAATTAGCTACGCATTCAAGTCTACGCCAAAGGTTGCCTTCATCCGATAACCCTTTGCGTGGGAAGGGCTACCCGCAAACCCCGAGCTAGGCTCGGCTACTTTCGGCCCCCAAGGAGAAACCCCAATGGCTAAATACCAAGGTGCGTATCGAGATGAACTCGATGCGGCAGAAAAACCATATTCAGAAGAGATGCAACAACAGGCACAACCTGCACCTCAATCTGTAGAAGACGAAAGCTGGCAGAAGCGTTATGGCGACCTTCGTCGGCACACACAGATGCAAATGGCGGAGAAAGACCGTGCATTGCAACAGGCTAAGGAACAACTAGCGGCAGCGACTAAGCAACAGATCCGCTTTCCTAAGTCCGAGAAGGAAGTTGCAGAGTGGGTACGCAAGTATCCTGATGTAGCAAACATCATCGACACAATCGCACAGAAGCGTTCACTAGAAGCACTGGCGATGGGTGAAAAGAAGATGCAGAGCCTGAAGAAGCTAGAGGGTGAGATCACCCGAGGCAAAGCAGAAAATGTACTGCGCCAGCTTCATCCAGACTTCGACAAGATCCGTGCAAACCCAGCATTCCACAAATGGGCTAAGGTACAGCCTAAATGGGTGCAGGACGCTTTGTACAAAAACGTAAACGATCCCCATGCTGCAGCTCGTGCTATTGACCTGTTCAAAGCCGATCTAAGCAAAAAAGGATCTAATCAAAGTGCAGCCGCATCAGTAGGACGTTCTTCTACGGCTGCGCCTAATAGCGGGAGTAGACCTCGTTTCAAAGAAAGCCAAGTGGCTAAGATGAGTTCGGCGGATTACGAGAAAAACGAAGAAGCCATCCTCGAAGCCATAAAGCGTGGCGAATTTGAATACGATATGTCAGGTGCGGCCCGTTAATATACCTAAGTGTTGCAAAAAACACCTAATGATGGTATAACAAAAGCATCAAACAAAACACAAACTGACCCTCGCAGTAGCCACTCAGTTTGTTTGATTCCCCAGAAGAAAAAAGACGATTAGTCCACCAGTGAGGTGAGGCCCGTATGTACGGCGGTATATACGCACCCTCGTAGCCATCACTGCCACTGAACAGTCCTCTTCTGATCTGACCTGCCCCTCGGGGCTGCCATTTCATAAGGAGACACAACAATGGCATTCGCATCAGCATCAGGTTATACCAACCTCCCAAATGGTAACTTTTCTCCGGTCATTTATAGTCAAAAAGTCCAGAAGGAATTTCGCAAGACTTCTGTCGTAGAAGATATTACGAATACCGACTATACCGGTGAAATTTCTCAGTTCGGAGATTCAGTTCGAATCATCAAAGAACCGGAGATCACAGTGTCCACATACGCTCGTGGCACAACACTAGCAACGCAAGACCTTGCAGACGCCGACTTCACCATGATCGTTGATCAAGCGAACTACTTCCAGTTCTCAATCGATGACATCGAGGCGGCACATAGCCACGTCAATTTCATGGATTTGGCTACTGACCGTGCAGCTTACCGTCTAGCAGACACATTTGACTCAGAAGTATTGGGTTACTTGTCTGGTTGGACTGGTGGTGCAGGTTCTTGGGCACGTCGTACAGCGGCAAACGGCACAAAAGCCGACACCACTGCAGACGCAGACGAACTTTTGGGTGGAAACAAACTAGACATCACCGACTTCGGTGGAACTGATCTAGGTGTTCTATCAGAAGTTACATCTATCCCAATGGCTGCAAATGGTGGCGCAGGTGCTATCACTTCACCTTTGGCCCTTCTTAACCGTATCGCACGTAAGATGGACCAAGCAAACGTAGACCAAGACGGGAGATGGGTTGTATTGGACCCCGTCATGATCGAACTCTTGATGGACGAAGATTCAAAATTCGTTGATCGTGATTTCGGTGGTGGCGATGAGATCCGTAATGGTCGCATGGGTGGCAACTTGGTTCGTGGATTCCGTGTCTACAAATCAAACAACCTTCCATACGTTGGTACTGGACCAGACACTACAGCTTCCGGTGGCTCTGAAGATAACTTCGGGGTGATCGTTGCTGGTCACGATTCAGCGATTGCGTCAGCGCAACAGTTGAACAAGACGGAAACATTCCGTTCTCCAGACACATTCTCGGACATCGTCCGGGGTATGCAGTTGTATGGCCGGAAGATACTTCGCCCAGAAGCAATCTTCACAGCTAACTACAACGTAGCATAGCAGACACTGTGGGAGGCCTTCGGGCCTCTCGCACATTTGTATGAAGGGTGATTCATGCCTACAACCTTTATCGACTTAACGAATACTTTGCTCCGTCGTCTCAATGAAGTTGAGTTGGCGGATACTGACTTTGTAGGCGCTCGTGGTGTACAGGCTTTAGCCAAAGACGCTATCCGATCTTCTATCGCTAAGGTAAACTCAGCGGAGTTCGAGTGGCCCTTTAACGCAGCCGAGCACACACAAGTACTAATTCCCGGCACAGAAGAATATAGCTGGCCTGACTTCTTTAAAAGCCCCGAGTGGAACTCTTTCCAGATACAGAAAGACGCAGCTCTTGGAACAAACACAAAAGCACTTACATTTGTAGAACGTGATTACTGGTATCGCAGCCTTCGCTCTGAGGATCAGGATTCAGGATCTACGGGTCGAGGACTACCTGAGTATGTCTTCCCATCCCACGGTAACGGATATGGCGTAAGCCCTTCCCCAGACAAAGCCTACACCGTTAAGTTCCGTTATTTCATTACTCACTCTAACTTACAGAACCCCACAGATGAAACACGGGTTCCCACGATCTACGACCACATCCTAATCGATGGTGGTCTTTACCACATGTACATGTTCCGAGATAACACCGAGGCGGCTAACGTCGCTATGGCTCAGTTTATGCTCGGCATAAAGGAGATGCAGACGGTCTTGATTAACAAGTATCAGAACGTCTTGGATACTCGGGTTAACTTCTGATGCCAGATAATATTCAGTCCTTCAAGGTGGTATCAGTTGGAGGCCTAAATGCTACACAGAACCACCTACAGCTTAGTGAAGACGCCCCGGGCGTTGCCACTCGTTTGGTTAATTACGAGCCGTCTCTTTTTGGCGGCTATCGTCGTATCGATGGGTTTACGAATTATGGTAACGACGAAACGGTTGGCGGAGCGGATGCCGAGGGAAAGGTTCTAGGGCTAGAGATATTCTTTAACGAGAACACAGACGCCTCTGAGGTCATCGCAGCTCGTAAGGATCGTGTATATACATTCACAGTTACGTCTGCAGCACAGAGTAACTACACGGGTAGCGACGATAATGGGCGCACCCTTACAATCACAAACCCCACCAACCTAGTGGTACGAGTTAATGGTACAGTTCAATCGTCATCAGTTTACTCAGTTATTGGCAACACAGTATCGTTCTCTACAGCGCCTGTTCTGGACGACGTGGTTACCATCGATAACCAACAGTATTCGTTCTATCGTGGAACCTTGGCTGGATCGTGGTCGAAATACAAT